ACATGGAAACATATAGTAATTTATATGCGTTTAAAACGTATTGGAGATAAGTTTTATATAAAAACATGGAAATATGACGAAGTAGACTATCCTAAACGAATTACGCCAGTAGATGTGACAGAAAAGGTATTTATTGATAGTGGGAACTTCTATCAACGACCTATATCAGCAGTAAGTATCTATATTGCTAAAAATGGCAACAATTATCATATGCCAACAACAATTTTAGGTAGTTATAATCATGAGATTTTACCTAAACCACCTAAAGCAAGAGATTTAATTATTAAAAAAGGTGATTTAATCAACATTAATATGGAAGAAAAGACGGTAACAATTAATGAAGAACCTGCACTTGATTTAAAAACATTTGGTAGTGACTTCTTCAACATAAATAAAGGGATTAATGAATGTATGATTTATCCAGAAAACACATATGACACGACAGTGTATTGGCAAGACAGATTTTTATAGATTGGAGGTGAAAAAGTGAAGAATGTAGGAATACATGTACTTGATTTTAATGACAATATTATTGATTTCATTAGTCAAAGTGATGGTGCATTGATTAATGCTGAAATGAGTATGAACGTAGAAGAAAAAACAGAAACTTTTGATTTTACAATTGAAAATACTCGAGCAGAGAAATTAAGAGAACGTAATCGAATTATTGCTCAAGACAATAATGGTACGTTTAGAGAGTTCATCATCATCCACATTGCAGATAACTTTGACGGTACAACCGAAATTGAATGTAATGCAAGTTACTTAGAAGATTTGAAAACAGCTAAACCAATTAAACCTGGTAAATTTGAAGCACATACAACAACACAAGCGCTACTCAAAACACTTGCTGATACAGGTTGGGAAGTATCCGATGATACAGAATATGGTGGCAATAGAACAACATCATGGACTTCTCACACTAATCCGTTTGATTTAATTTACATGCTTTGTACTACTTACGACATGGTCCCTAGTTTTTATATCGAATTAAGCGCACATACTGTTGAACATCGTTATGTATCAATTACTAAACCTAAAAACTTATTCAAAGGTAAGGAAATCACTAAAGGTAAAGACTTAACAGGCATGACAAGAAAGATTGATCTATCTGAAGTGAAAACTGCTTTACTTGCAGTTGGTCCTGAAAAAGAAGATGGCTCAAGAATTGAAACTATTGTGGTAGATGATGAAGCACAAGAGATTTTCGGACTTCCTAATCGTTATATTTGGGATGTATATGAGCCTGAAAGTAACGATGAGAATATGACACTTAAACGTTTGACCACACTTGCTAAAACAGAACTCAACAAACGTAATCAAGCAGCGATTAGCTATGAAGTTTCATCTTTAGACATTCATAAATATTATAACGATGTAACAGTACATCTAAGAGATATCGTAAGGGTAAAAGATCGAGACTTCAAACCGCCTTTATATATTGAGGCGGAAGTTATAGGTATTAAATACAACTGGTTAGCAGATGAAAGTGAATTTACATTCGGTAATGTTATTGAGTACGAAGAAACGAAGTTAAGAGAATCCTTTAACAAAAGATTAGATGAAATTACTAAAAAAATGAATGATAAATTCTCAAACGTTCATACGATTGTGAGTGACGTTGTAGCTGGAAAATTAGAATATTACGAACGTAAGATATTCAAAGGTACTGAACCACCAGAAAACCCACAAAACGATACATTATGGTACGATACGTCAAACCCTGATGTTGCAGTACTACGTCGTTACTGGAATGGTAAATGGATCACTCAAACAGCTGATGATGTAGAAAAAATCGGTGGTTTAAGACGTGAACAAGTGATGTATCGAGATTTAAATAATAGTTTCATCAATTTAACAATACAACATAGTAAGTTACAAAATGATGTGTACGATGTGTTAAATAGTGAATATCTTGTCGATGATGATTTGAAAGCAAACTTAAACCAAGCATTATCAGACGTTGACAGTGTATATCAAAACATCAAAGAAAATTTAGATAGCATGGATGAAGATACAGCAACCATTGGTAAGCTAGTTGATACACAAACTTTATTTACAGTGTACCGAGAAAAGATACAAACGTTATATAAATACGTTACTGAGGCTAAAATTTCTATTGATAAACGGTTGAAATTACTTCAATCACAATATACTGATGAGAAATTTAATGATGCTATGGATAAAATAGCACAAACGTTACCTAATGGTCGTTGGGATAGTGAAAATCAACAATTATACGCTGATATTCCTAATGAACAAGAATTGAGTAATTTAAAGAAAACACTACAAGATTATTACGACGGAAATATAAAAGAATTAGAAGGCCGTTTAAATAATAGTATTGATAGCAAAGTAAATATAGCAAAAAATGAAATTAGTACAAGTGTAAAAAGCGTTGAGAGTAAAGTAGACGGTTTAAATATTGGTACTAAAAACTTGTTGTTAAATACCGAAGAGCGTAGCGATAGTATTATTAATGATACCCATGCTTATACAACATATTTTTTAACACACCCCTTGGAAGTAGGAGAAGAATACACTATATCGAGTGAAGTATATGCTACTTCTTCTGAACAAAGTGGAAAGATAACAATTAGAGGTTATTTTCCAGATAATGGTCTAATAAATGTTCCGATAATTGACAATAAAATCAAATTAACTTTTAAAGCCAAAGTACCTAGCGAAAGAATATTATTATATAAAGATATCGCAGGGCAATCTTCTAATAAATTAGATACTACATTTAAAAACACAATTCTAGTAAAAGGAAATAAGACAGGTGATTATGCACCAGCGCCTGAAGATTTGAAACAGGATTTTTTAAATACAGCTGAAGAAAACACTGAGAACGCATTAAAACCTATCACAACAAGAGTAAAAACGAACGAAACTAATATTTCTGAACTAGACAAGCAAATCAGTTTGATGGCTAAAAGCGAAGATGTAGCACAAAAATTAAGAGATGTTGACGGACGACTTACACCGTTAGAAACAACGGTTAAAAGTAATAAAGCAACGCTTGATGTTTTACCTACACAAATCGAAAGCAAAGTATCAAAACAAGACTATACAACTGATAAAAATAATATAGTTCAAAGGTTAGATAACGCTGATAGCGAAAGAAAACAACTTTCAAATGAAATTACCGATAAAGTAACAATAACTAAATTTGAAAGTGGTATGACAGAGGCTAAAAATTATACTGATAACATAAAAAAAGAAACAGAGAACTATACAGACAATCAAATCAACAATTTAGATATTGGAAGTGAAAACTTACTTTTAGATAGCGAAAGTCGAAGTGATTTTTCAACTTTTACTGGTTATTCCTATACAAGATACTACCTAACACATCCTTTAGAAATAGGTAAAACTTATAGTGTAAAAGCTAATATTGTTACTACCGATGAAAGACAAAGCGGGAAAACCTCTATTTTCCCGTATAGTCCTTCAGGAATAAGAGATACAGTAGATATTAAAGATGGTAAAATCATTTATACATTTATAGCACAAGCTGAAAGTACGCAATTTTTAATCTATAAAGATGTGGCTGGTCAATCTAATGTAGACTTAAATGTAACAATCGAGAAAGCTATCCTAGTTGAAGGCGATAAAGTTACAGGTTGGGCGCCAGCTAATGAAGATGTAAAAAGTGATATACAACAAGCCGAAACAAATGCTAAAAATTACACAGACGAATATAAACGATCTAATGACATAGCCATGACTAAACTTGAAACATCAATCACTCAAAATGGCGATAAAATAGCATTAAAAGTTGATGAGCAGAAATTTAACGCAAGTCGTAAAACGTTATCTCAAGTTATTGCAGAAATATCAGCAACAACTAAGGGAATAAATTTAAGTTACGATGAAAACGGTAATATCCAATCATATACAATGGATAGAAATGGTATCCAACTTAGAGGCGATAAAGTAGATATTACGGTTAATAAAGATTTTAATGTTATGGCTAATCGTGTAAATGACAAAGTAGGTAAAGATGAAATTATCAACCGTTTAAATTTAAGTCCAGAAGGCTTAGACATTGATGTAAACAAAGTTGGCATACGTGGTGGCGACAGTACGAATTATATTTATTTAAGTCAAGATAAAATCGAAATGGCTGGTACGTTCCAACGTACTTTTAGAGGAAACACTCAAAAAGATAATGTATTTATGCGAGCGCAAGGAGGTTTTTTACGTTTTAGAAACAATAACCAAAATCGTTCGCTTTATTATTCTGACTTTGGTATATCAACATATATAGACGGAGATAGTAGCGAGGCGTCTGGTACATTACAATTCTTTGATTATACTTATTCGCCTACTAACAGTGTTAGAGGTGTAACGCTAAATAGTGCGGGTGGTGCAATCGCCTTAAATTCTGAACGCAACCGTATTGTGTTAGACGCCAATGCCACTGTAAACATTGAGAGTGAAACAAGTTCCGTTTATATTAGACCAATGAAAAACAATCGTGCAGGTACAAATGAATTTAGATTTTGGACTAAACTGAATGACAGCGTCGCAGATACAGACGGCGTTTTATCTTATGGAACAATAACTGAATTAGTAGAAAAAGCGCCAGCGTCTTATAGTTTTGGTTCTGGAATACGATTTGATAAATCGCCTAAATCAAGATACATCTACGCAACTGATAAAGACGGTAATATTGGTACTGGAGATTTTTATGCTCGTAATTTATTAGGAGATTGGTGGGCTAAAAATAACAATTTATATGCTTTAGTAGACCCGAAAGAAGGCAAACTAAGAATAACTGATTATAATGGATATAATAATGGAAGCCCTAAATACAAAGATTTGCAGTGCGACGATATACAAGCAAATTCAGTTCGTGTAAATACTGGACAAAACTTTTATATTGGAGTATCTACCAATGAACTATGGGTAACTAACAACTTACGTTATAACGGTGGAAATACAGGGTTCAAACCAGTCAGAGCGAGTGACTTTATAAAAGCGTCTAGCGCTGAATTTAAGCATGATATTAAAAAATGGGACTATGACGCATTAAATGTTATTTCTAACGAATTGCAGCTATATAGTTACAAATACAACGATGATGAAAAGCAAACAATACATCACGGACCAGTAATTGGCGACGGCTACGACATTCCAGTAGAATTTGTTTTTAATAGTGGTGTGAATAC